CAATCAAAGGTGTAAAGAAAAAAGGTAAATCACTAATGGCACGATAATGGAAAACGAAAGAAAAGAATCTAAGTATCACGAAACAAAAGAAGGTAAGATGGCTCGTAAGGGTTTATATTACAATATCAATCAGCGTAAGAAAAAAGGTATTAGCAGATCAAAAGAAGAATCTACGATTTCTAAAAAGGCTTACAAGAGTTTGTTATCAGGATTTAAAAAGTAATTACTTAACAGTTTTCATAACGTAATCATATCTATTCCAGATAATATGATCTGGCTGCCAGAAATGTTCCTTATTCATTTTCATTCTAACATGATGGATCATTGTAGTGTGATCACGATTGCCTAAGATCACTCCTATCTTAGTAAATGGCATAGCATATTTATCTCTTAAAACATTTATAAGAATTGATCGTGCAATTACTGCTTGTTGTATTCTAGTCTTAGCAGTTATATCATTTACATTTACACCAAGTTGATTGGCAATGATTGTTAATATCTCTTTAACATTCTCAGGTACAACAACATCATTAATCGTTACATACTTAACAACTTCTTTAACAACTGTTTGCTTGTATCTAATATTATTTTTAAAAAATTGTCGTGCTAATTTATATCCAGTTCTAAATCCTGTACGATAAATCTTTCTTTCTCTGTCTGTTAGATTTGAAAAACTATTAAAGGAATATCTTAGTTTAATTTCCTTATACATTTCTTTTGGTGTCATGACTCTCCCTCTGTTGCAATGCAACTGTTCGTTGTTTTATAATTTAAGATAATGATTACGCCATTATCTTTTCTTTTGTCTGCTCAATTTTAAATATCAATCTCTTAGAATCACTAAGATTTTTTTGATACTTATGAAAGAACTCAATAGCTTTCCTATGTCTAAGCTCCTGCAGATCTCTCATCTTTTGCAGACGAATCTTTAGTTTGTCCAACTAAATCATCCTTCTGTTTAATCGTTGTAAAAACTGTTTTAATAGTTTTAATCTTAACATCAATCACTACACCTTTGGCAGCTGGATCTGATGCGATTTCAGCACTATCAAATTCTTCTGAATAAACAAAAGAACACTCACAGTTTTTATTACGAATAACTTTTACCATTATTTATCCTTTTTGGCAATACCCTTGTGCCTTAGATTTTTAGTCATCTTGCAGTATATCGCAAGATCATCATAGCTATCAGCCTTAAATTTCTTGGTGCAACGATATAGTTTTAATCCCATCATTATATGACCCACATCTTCTGGGGTTAGTGCTACTCTAATCTTATCAAATAATATAATGGAAAACATCTCAGCAAGTAATGCAAAGTTTTCCTCATAATCACCATAATCTTCTTGGCGTTCTTTTATAATTTTCTTTTGTATGTTTTCTTCAATAGAAATAAAATCGTCTTTGTTAATCATGTTAATCCTTTTCTGTTTTTTACTCTACCCTCAGGGAAACAACGAAAGGGTGGCTGAGAACAGCCGAGGTAAAACCCCAAGGGTAGAATGAATAATAGTGTTACCTATTATTAGTATTGTCTATTACCGAAAGACTTATTGCTTGTAAATGGTTTCTTTTGAAATCCACCAGCTTTAAATCCAGGTTGTTTGTTTTGTGTTGCTTGTGCTTCTTTCTTAGTTAGGATGACAGTGTATCCACCTGTTGGATTACCTTCAATGTCAGTCCCATCAAACGCAGCATAATCATACCATTCATTATTTATGTTCACGTTCATCTTCCAATTTTTTCCCTCAGGAGCTTTTGGAGAATTAGGTGCAACAAATACTGGTTGATTGTCGCCTGGTTTTTTATTTAAGTTAGGAACAAGATTTAAATATATCTTGCTCTTTGGTTGGTCGTTCATCTATACCTCATTTTGAGTTGTGATCTCATCACGCTTACTATTAAATCTTTGCAAGATAGAATTGTAAGTGGATTGATCTTTTATTTTTATCTGATTTAAAAGATCCTTATTAGCACGCCACAGAAAATCTAGTTTAGCTGTATGCGGTGCGAATGAAACTTTTTTAATCAGTTCATTAACTACATCAACATCATATCTATTATTGGCTGACGTTGTGTCTTTAGTATTCATAGGTTGTACTGGAATATCTAATTCCTCATACTCTTCTTTACTTGTTAAATCTTCCAAGCAAAGTCCCATGAACGATAAAGCTCGTGTGATTGCAAATGTTTCGGCTATCTCAAGATAACCAGGTTTATCTCTAAACTGTTTAGAGTATCCACTTGCAACAATTCTTTCAGGATCATAACCAAGGATTTCGCATTTCATAATTACATATCTATCTGAATGCTCAACGATCCTACAGTTAATACCAAACTCAGTTCCAAATACTTCTCTAAAGTATTTAATCTTTGACCAAGCTGATACTGTTTTCTTACCATGCTGATTAATGTATGTGCCATGTGCTGCACACAAATCATTAACTTGTTTTATTTTCTCTATCATTTTTTACCTTATGTTGTTTTATAATTACAAGTGTAGGCAAATACCTCTTTTGATTTATAGTATATACCTGTCTTGTTTCTTGCTGTACTGAACCTACTTGTGTGTACGTATGTATGCTTATTAAATAAAGCATCACACAAACGAGGATCAATTCTATCTATATTAGATTCAAATGAATGTGCAGTGCCATTCATAAGAATGATTGTCAGTATAATTTTCATTCGCTGATTACATAAATTATAAGAACAAATATTATTAAAACTAAAACTATTTTAATAAACATATCTCTAAATAATTTATCCTCTCGTTTTTTTATTTCACGCATTATAGCATCATGCCTAAATTGTTGTCTAATCTTTTCGTGTTGTTTGTGGTAATAATTTATATCCATATTTCTACACATTGTCCCAAAGTGATGCAGCTTTTCTTACATACTCTTCTTGAATATCTTTCCACATAAACCCAGAAAAATCTGGTGGTGGTAAAATTTTACTCATTGCAGAAACCGAACCTTTACATAAATATATAATGTTTTGTCTTACTTTAGCTTTTATTAAATCTTGTTGAATAATAAAATTCATATATTCAGGAGTTAATAGTTCACAATTATTTTCATTAAAAATATTATAACTATCTTGATTGACATAAAGTAAGTAAGGCTTTTTACTGGTCGCTTTCCAGTAAAAAGAACACTGTCTTATATGATTTATATCTGGCTGTTTAGGTAAGTATCCTTTAACCCAACTGAAACCTGCTTTTGTATCTGATTTTCTTTTAGAACGATGTTTTGTTTTCAACTCAATAAAAGATTTACGATCCTCCATATCAATTCTACCGATCTTCGGTAAAACTAAATCTTTAAATTTATAACTACAATATCTTTCAGATGCACTCTCTTCTTCTAATTTTATTTTATCTACAGCAGCTACAGTCGTCTTAATCATATCAGCAATATAATTTTTTGTATCTTCGTGTTGTTCTTTATCTAATTGATTATGAGGTTGATACTTATCATACTCTGCTAATTCTTCTTTGATGATAGTATCTAAATCTTTTTTTTCATTTAGAATTTTTTTCTCAGCATCATACATATATTTAGAAACATATCTTTGCGATGCTCTTCCTACTGACACGCCACCTTGCATTTTATAATTTATATTCATAAGTCTGCGATCTTCTTGTGTAAAGAAACAATACCTAACTAAAAATTCGCTATCAGAAAGTGCTTCTTGTGATGGGGATGAGTGATCTAAATTTAATTTTTTGTAGTAGCTTAAAGCAATATCTTCATCTATGTTTTTTACTTGTTCAAACGTATTATTCTTTGTTAAATCAATAACCATATATACCTCTCATTGTTTCCTAGCATAATATTTATAATAACCTTTATGTCAATAATAATATTTGACATTAACCAATAAGTTTATATAAGCAAATTAAAACAGAAAGGTAAAAATGAAAACTAAATTTGATAAACAAATAAGAAAACTATTAGCTGCTTATCATAGAGCATTTGATTGGCAAGGAAACAGAAAGAAAGGTAAGAAAAAATGAAGCACAAACTAACGCAATATCAAGAAGATAAGAAATTATCTAATAAAGATATGGCAAAACTATTAGGATTAAAAGGAACTAATCCTACAGTTACTTTGTTGAGGTGGAAAAACTGTCAGCGTATTCCGCATCCAAAGTTTATGAAACAAATAACTAAACTTACAAACATTACTCCAAACAATTTTTATGAGGCATGGTATGAGACACATAAACTTTGATAAGGTTATTATAAGTTGGTTAGATATTAATAGTTGCGATAACGCATGGAATACAGAAGAGGATTTAAAAGATCTTGTTCCTGCTACATGCACAACTATTGGTTATCTTTATGAAGAGAATAAAGACTGGGTAAAAACATTTGCAACATATAGTTTTAATTCAGATTCAACTTTAGACGTAGGCGACGCAGTAGTTATCCCTCGTGGTGTAATTCTATCCATTAAGAAGTTGGAGAATTAATATGATTGATCAAGAACTAACAGTAGAAGTTGTTTGCGAGATGTATGAAGAGAAGATCTTGGTATTAAAAAAAGAAATAGATCGTCTTAACGAAGAGGTGCAAGCTCTTAACCTAGAACTTAAAAAAGAAAAAGAAAAACATAGAGAAGATAACTATGATGAACTAGGTTATTAATGGCAAGATATAATTATTTTGTTGGTGGCTTTGGCGATTACTATTCCGAGTGGCATAGGAACAAATGCGAGGGGATAGGTTATATAGATATTGATCAGGTATGTATTTGTATTAACAAAGGATGTTGGCAACCTCTAGCTATAGTTGAAACTGTGTATGATACAGGTAAAAACTACAATAAATACACAAATGTTGTACAATTCATAGCCAAAGGCTTAAATATACCCTGTTTTTTGCTATACTATAAACCTATTGGTAGTCAGGGTAGCCTAGAGTTTAAGGTTAAGCGTTTATACCCTATTAAAAGCGATTTAAATGCTATTCCTGAGGAGGTTTGGTATAACACTATGCTACAGTTGCAATTACAGCACAATAAACACTGCAAACATATTAAATAATGCCAAAATATAAGCAACATATCAGAATACCAACTGCTTTATTTGATCATCCTGGCTACAAAGGCTTGGCAGATAGCAGAAAGCCTTATGCTTTAGCGATCATTGTTATGCTTTTAAAGTATGTAAATCAAAAGAAAGGCGAATGTTATCCAAGGTACGCAAAGATCAGAAAGGATCTGGGTTGTAGTAAAAAAACCCTAACAAACTACATGCACTTGCTTTCCACTGCTGGACTGATTAAAATTAGGCGGCTTTCATCAACAAACTTATACACAATCAACCCTATTTTATTGATTAATGAAGTGTACGATATACCCCAGGTGGTGAATATGGTACACATCAGTGGGGTACCTAATGCACATATTAATAAAACATATACAAGTAACATATCTAATA